GTACAGTATTGTCTTTCAGTAGTGTTGTAAGCAAGGACGAATTAGATATACTCTCTGCTTATCGTAACCTTGCGAAGACTTACACCAATAAGGCTGGAGTACTAGTAGGACCTTCAGACCTTCAAGTCAATGGCAATTACTACTTGACAGATTATAAGGAAGAGAAAAAGCTTAATGGCTCTTACCTTATCAATTGGGAGTTTACAGAGTACGTTAAGCCGAATATTGTTAAGGCCACATTCAAGCGTATAGGCAAATCCGCTACAAAGAAAACAACCACTACTAAGGCCAAAAAGACCACAGCAAAGAAAACAAGCAGTTACATTACCATACTCTTGACTGATTGTACTACCTTGAAGTATGGTATGGTTAATAAGAAATGTGTCAAGTATTTGCAGAAGTTCCTGCAAAAAAAGGGATACTACAAGGGCTATAAGATTGATGGAGACTACCTCAAATATACTAAGCAGGAAGTCAATAAGCTTCAGAAAGCCTACAAGATAAAAGTCTCTAAATCCAATCAAGGACAATGGGATAAAGTCACTAGGGATTATTGGCGTAAGAAGTACAACATCACAAGTAAAAAGAAGAAATGATAAGGAGGGAGTGTTGAAATGAGTATTGGAACTTTATATGTTAGCGACACTGCCAAACTATCACAAACCCATTTTCATAGCATACCATTCAACAATGCTAAGATAGAGTACAAGTCAGATTCCGCAGACTCATTAAGCTTCCGCTCCAACCAGCCTCTTGTCCAGGGGACAAGGGTAAGGTACAATGATCCAAGAGGAAAAAGGTATGGTTTCGGAGGCCAAATCTACAAGGCAAAGGAATCAACTAATGGATTGTATGAATATGATTGCGTCAGTTACCTTCGTTTGTACATGAGTAAGATTGGAAGTGTAAGCTACAATGATATCACAAGCTATAACTTGTTAAGGAAATTGTTGAAGAATGACCCTAACAACTTCAGCCTTGCAGGTTTAACCAAAACAACAAACAAGCATTCGTATCTTAAATGGGAGAAGAAAAGCATATGGGAAATCGCAAGGCAATTGCAATATCTTGAATGGAAAGCAGGAAACCCTGTAGAGTGTTATGTTGATGTAGATGGAGTACTTCATTTTGGAAAGAGCATCAATACTGAACAAGGCTACAAGTTCAGCACAAAAGGTGACGGCACAAACACGATCATAAATTATGAGGAAACATTAACAACTGAGAATGTTGTGACTGTCGGAAGAGTGGTCTATAATGGTGCAACAAGAGCAACCGCTACAGCTTCAAGGGATATGATAGCCACTTGGGGTTACATTGAAGGAGATGCTGTTGACTGTACTGAGAATGTTACCAAAGGAGGAAGCAATAATTCCTCATCTTCTGATACCAATAGTGATGGTCAAGCTTTCATCAACAAGTACAACATCAATGCTAAGATTGTCAAGCAAGCCAATTCAATCATAGGTTCTGCCAAGACAGATAATGCTAAGGCAAAGGCAATATGGAAATGGATGAGAGACAATCTCAAGTATAGCAATTATAGTTGTACGAAGAAGGGAGCATTAGGCACCTTGAATAAGAGGAATGGTAATTGTGCAGACCAAACCCACCTTTACATGAGCCTTGCAGGAAGTGTAGGCTTAAAGGTACGATGCAACCATATCAAAGGACACTTCTTCCCAGAGACAAAGCTGAATGGCAAATGGTTTGCAACCGATACAACAACTAGCAAAGGATGGGGTAATCATGCAATGAATGGTGGACACTTAGCTTATTATGATAACCCTAACACTTTCAACTGCTAAAGGAATGGTGAGATTATTATGGTTTTGAAAGGAGTTAAACAAGTAAGCAAAGACAACAACACCATCACTGTAAAGACATATCCATCCAAGAAAGGTTTCGAGTACAAATTATCAAAGCACACTTGGAAGAATTACTGTCCTCTTTGTAAGTCAAAGGGTACATTGACATTCAATCCCAAGAAGACCGAGGAAGGGGAAATAACATGTTCCAAATGTGACGCAGACTACTGCGGAACATCAGGACAGGACAAGGCCACAAAGGTAAGGGCTAAATTGAAACCAGCTACAGTCACAGGTTCCAAGACTACTGCTGCTACAGAAACCCAAAGTCAGAAATGTAACTTGTCAAAGGCAGAGTCAAAGACAAAGGCAAAAAGCCTAATCAATACTGGAACTGAATATGCAGGTAAACTCGAGATACCTGCATACTTACAGGTTAAGGTAGATGACTTATTATCATTGAACTTCAAGGGCTATGATGATGGCCAAAGGTTCAAGGACATCAACAACAAGACTTTAACTGTTGAATCTGCAAGCCTTGACATTGACAGTCAAACATTAAGCATAGACCTTAAGAAAGGAAGTAGCGTATTGGGAGACCCTTATGAGGGAGACTACATAATAACCAACAAGAAGGGGGCAATTGTTGCTACCAATCGTAACAAGAACAATCCATTGAAGGGTAAGCCAACAAGCATTAATCCGAAGATTGGAGGATTCAATGAGCAATCCGCAACCATCAAGAAGATAATGCTCAAGGGTAAGGAATTAGGCACAGTCAGTAAGATATACAAATACCTAAAAGTAAAGTCTGCTGGTGGAACTGGTGGCTTCAAATACAAATACTATATCGGACACAAAGTCAAATCCGAAAAGGAAACCGAATTCGGCAAAAAGAGCGCCGAGAAATGCTGGACTAGCAAAACCTACAATTGTGTAGATGCAAGTTGGTTGTTCTACATAATGTGCAAGGGAGCCAACAAGAAAGTGGACATCATCAAAGCAGAATACACTGGATTGGATGGTGAGAAAAGATATCATATGTACAACAAGTACAAGGGCAAAACTTATGATGTCAGTCAGAACATGAAGACTGAGGTTGATGGATCTAAAATTGTGGCGGTGACAAAATGACTGATACTGAAATTTACGGTACTGATTATAGCAGCGATGGATTCATTACAAGTAATGGTGACATTGGTTTAGTCACTGAATTAGCGAATGCGGAGCAAGCTATAAGGAACCGTTTATTGACAAGGCTTGGAACATATCCTACAATCGATGATGAGTATGGGAGCAATGTTCACCAAGCCCTTGGGGAGAAAATTAATAATTCATTGATTAGTGAGTTAAGAGTTTATGTGGAGAATTGTATGTTAGAGGAGCCTAGGGTGTACAGTATCCATAACCTGGAGATAACCCCTGAAAGCCATGACAGCCTAAAATTGCAATTGCAGTTGCAATTGGTGGATGGCAGTGAAATAGGTTTCGAGGAAAGGATTAATACTTTAGGATAAGTGATAGAGATGGTTCAGGAAACAGAATATTTAGAGTTGTTCGATGGAACAACATTAGAGAAGGATGATGTCATAGACTACTTGAAGAGCAAGTATGACAATGCATACTACAATGGCCTTACGAAGGTTACAGATTTCAATGAAGGGAGCGAAGCTTACCACTTACTGGACACTATCGCTTCATTATTCCTTGAAGCAAGAGAGGACATCAATGACAATTACTTGATGAGCATGATACACACACAAGAAGGAGAGTTCCTTGATAACACTGGGGACCGTCTTGGAATATACCGTAAGCCTGCAAGCCCTAGTACTGGTTATGTTGTCATCTACTACAATGCTACTGCTTTGACTGCAGATGAAATATTGAATGATGGAGAGGGTACCATTTGTGACTTGGAAGACCCAGTCATATTGGAAGACCTTACCGTTATGACTGATGACAGCATCAGCTTCATTGTTGATGATGCAGATTCCTATTTGAACGGAAAGAAATACATCAAGCTTGAAGCAACCTGTGAATACGAAGGAGAATACACTAACGTATTAGAGGACACTATCACTATCATTGAGAATGATTTGCCTGCTGGAGTCAAGGTCACCAACACTGCATTCAGTGGAGGAACAGACATTGAATCTGATGATGATTACCGTGCAAGGATACTAGACCATCCTAACAATTCTCCTACAGGCAGTATTAACTGGTATAAGACTATCCCATTTGTTGATGAAGGAGTTGTTAACCTTGTGCATGACATAGTACCTTCAAAGGAAGGGGTCAGTGCGGACGAGGACTTGTTGTTGATCTATAATCCTATTGATAAGGATGAGACAGAGGAATCATATACTGGAGGTCAAGCTGACATCAGCGGAACCTTTTATCCTAGTGAGTATGCATTAAGGCAGTTCTTTGCATTGGACGAATATAATATTGTAGGTATCGCTTTAGATTATCAGAAGGCCACAGTACAGTATGTCTTGGCTGATGATACAATAACTGGTTACACTATCAATTATGTAGTGTATGTTAACATTGATACGGAAGAGTATCCTGAAGCAACATTATCCACTGTGACTCCAAAGGTTGAGGAAGTGATTAGTCAATTCAACAATGATGCTAATATTGGCCAATCATTTAACCCTGCAAACCTTTGTGTGCTTATTGAGGAGATACCAGAAGTGTCTGATGCTATAATCTATCAGAAAGCAACAAAGACTAGCGACAGCAGCATTACTTGGGGTATTGTGACTGAACCTATCAGCATGGATACTGATGAGGTTTACCAGGTAAGTCCTGATGTTGGTGTGATAAATACTGGCCCTGCTAGTGGATTGGTAACTACACCAGGCAAATCAGATGAACAATAGGAGGATAAAGATTTATGGCTTATGATAATACCAGCTTGACTGGTGATGAAATCTGCGATTACTATTACGATATTGAGAACAATTTCATGAACCCCCCATCTCCTACAGGATTCTTTATCTATAAAGTGATAGGGGGTGCTTTTGATAGGTTGAATGACCTTGTCACCCAGTTCCGTAATGATTACAGCATACTTGATTG